TGTAATTTCTATGTATTCATTTAGTTTCATAATATCGTTTATTTTATTGTTTCCTTGCCCTCTGTTCAATTATCTTTCCTTTTGTGGCATCTTTATCCAATCAGAAAAAATAATGGCTTAAAATGGCTTATTTAAAGTGTTGCTCCGTGCTTAATGATAAAATACAGCTTATTTGGTTCTGCTCCCCATTCAGTTTTACCGTAACCAATTTCAATCCCTTTGTGTTCAAGTTTTAAAATTCGGTCGGTGTCGGTTGACTTTGGATAGCCCAAAGTCATTATGTTGAAATTAAATATCTGAAATTCAACAGAAGAACGACCAGCACCGAGTTTAGATAAAGATTTTTCCAATAAACGCAAACCCTTTTGAGTGTGCTTATTTGCGTTATGATTGTCAAAATTCAATTCATTAATTTTCATTTATTTCTAAATTTATTAAATTCAAAATTACATATTCCAGTTCACTTATTGTCAATTTATGCAATTGTTTTGCTTTATTTGTCAATTCATAAAACTGTTGCTCACCTATTTCATCTTTTAATTTTTCTGCGAAGATTTTCAAATTGCCTTTTAAATTTACATTACAGTTGAAACATTGCGGACGGGCATTGTCAAAATCCCATCGTGTTGAATAAAAACGACGGGAATAGAAATGACCGCATTGCAATTTAGAAACTGGCAATAAAGCACCGCAAGTATAACAGTAATTATAACCGTTGCGTGACCCTATGCTTTTCACTTGCTTTGCAAATAAAATATCCGCTTTATTTATGAGTTCCCTTTTGTTCATAACGAAACAAAATTAAACATCCTTATGTTATTGTATTTAAAACGATTTAAAAATAAAAATAAAGGAAATTTAATAATTACATTTAATTTTGTAAAAAACATTAGTCTTATGTGGGTAGATATATTTAAAACTGGCGAGCATACTGATGGCTCGGGCAATACGAGGGAATGGACTGAAGAAGATTTAGAAGAGATGGTCAATTTATACAATAATCAATCCGCTACGGAAGCACACTTAGCACCGCTGGTATATGGACATCCTGACACAGAAGATGCAGCGTTGGGTTGGGTGGATAAGTTAAAACGGGTTGGCAACGTATTAAAAGCAAATTTTGTTGAGATTAGTCAAGAACTTATCAATGGTATCAAAAGCGGTGCTTACAAATTCCAATCAATTGCACTTTATCCTAACAAATTGTTGCGACACGTCGGCATATTGGGAGCAGTTCCACCCGCAGTTAAAGGATTGAAACCGTTGAGTGATTACTTTTCTGATAGTGAATTCATTAGTTATGAATTCGCAGAAAATGATATAAATGATTTGGCTAAAATCAAGGAATATATCAAGAAAAGATTTGGTGAAGAAGAATATCAATTAATGCTTACAAATTTATTATTAAATGAGGAATTTATGGAAAAAGAAAAAACAGACAAAACAACTGAAATTACAAATGTAAAGACAGATGAATTTGTCGAAGCATCAAAATTCGCAGAATTACAAAATAAAGTCAAAAGTTTGGAAGCTGAGAACGCTTCCATTTCGTTTGATTTATTTTACAGTGAATTAGAGAAAGAGGGCTTTTTAGTTCCCTCACAAAAGGAGTTAGTAAAGAGCATATTATTGCCTAATTATGTATTCGCAGAAGGCAAAGATGTAAAGACAAATTTAGTGGATTTGATTAAGTCATTTCCTAAACAAATTACTTACGCTGAAGTCAAAGCACAAGAACCTGATATGGAAGGTGCAGATATCTTAGTTAAAACAATAAAGGGAGACAAATAATGGCTGATTTAGGGATAACAAACAGCGGTTCTTTGAATACAGGGAACTTTTATTACAAAAATACACCTTTGCACCAAGTAAAGGAGACAATTGCGGAAGAGCAAACTTTAAGTGCGGGTTGTATTTTAGGCAAGATAACTTTAACAGGCGAGTTAAAGGCTTGGGCACCTTATGCAGAAGATGGTTCAGAAACTATCTATGGAGTGCTCTTAGAAGATATTGACACAACCGAAGGCAGTGCGACAGCATCAGTTGGTGTATTAGGGCAATTCATCACACAAGGTTTGTCAGCATTTGCTGGCACTACCACTATCAATATAACTGATGGGGCTTACAAATATGGCACACTTATATTTAAATCGGAGGAATGACAATGGCTATTGATTTTATTTCAAATTGGCGGAGTTTAACAACAGGAATAAACGCATTCCCGCCCGCTCCAACATTTGCTTTGAAGAATATCTTTAAGGCAGTAGAAAAGCACGCTTCTGACTTGATTGATTGGGAAGTATGGACAAGAACATCTAAATTAGCGAGTTTCGTGAGTGATGTTGAAGACCCTGTGCCATCAAGCAAAGGGACGGGAACAATTTATACAGTAAAAATACCTAAAACTTCAAATATTAAGATGTTCACCGCTGCTGAATTGGAAAGATACAAGACATTAGCAAATGCTGGCTATACCAGTAATGTAAACGATAGACTGCAAGCACAAGCAAATTACATTAAAGATGAATTGCAGGCAGAATACTTAGCAGTTGCACGCACACGTGAGTATTTAGCTATGACTTTGCTTACGAAAGGCACGGTGACGGTTGGACAGAACACAATTAGTATGAATTATGAGTCGGGCAAACAAACCTTCACTTTAGACACTACGCATAAATGGAATGCAACGGGTGTCAATCCAATGGTTGCGATAGATGAATATAAAAGATTGATAGGTAAGCGAGCTAATGCAGTTCCTAATATTTGCATATTGGGTGAGAAAGCTGCAAAGGCTTTCGTATCAAACGCAGATGTTCGGGCTGAATTGAATGCTAACAATTTTAGAACTGGCGTTTTAGATTTAACGCAAGGCATTACAGACGGTTCAGTCATTTATTTAGGAACTATTCGGGGGATGGGCTTCTATGAATATTTGGGTAATTATGACCTCAGCGGTACTGCAACGGATATTATGGATACAAATTCGATAGTGATGTTAGCAACGGATGATAGCTTCCGCTTGCATAAAGCACCTATTGTAAAGACTGATGGAGTATTCCAGGACGACATATATGTTAGAGTAGCAGAAGACCCGTATGGCAATTGGAAGAGTTGGGTGATTGAGCAGAAATCACTGCCTATTGTTCATAATAAGAATTTAGTCATCTGTTCAAAAGTTATAACAGCATAATGTATTTAACACCAGCGGAAGTAGTAGAGCAATTAACTGAAAAAGCAGTAGCTCAATTCACTGATGATGTGAGTGGTCAAGCTGTTAATTATGAGTTATTGACAGAAATCATTATGAATAGCTCTGGATTGATAGACAATTATTTAAGGGGTAGATACAGACTGCCCCTTAATAATGAACACTACATATTAAAGGCAATATGCTTAGAACTTGTCAAATATGAATTGTATAAAAGACGAGGCAAAATACCAGACGCAGTTAAAGAAGCATACACAGAAGCGGTTGAGAGGTTGAAGGCAATACAGAAGCGGGACATCGTATTGGACGAAGGAGAAGTAATTACAATAGTTTATAATAAAGAAAATTCGGTATATACTAATGAGTTATAATGATATAGAAACTGCGATGGTAGATTATTTGACTTTCAAATTGCCAAATTATGAAATTCAAGGTTATCCAAATTCACCCGAAACTTATCAATTCATTGACCCGCACGCTGCAATATTAATAAAATATACCAATTCACAATATGCTAATCAAAGCTCGACAACACAACGGCTATTAATCAATTACGAAATCCATATTTTAAGTAGAAATTTGCACGGTAATGATGGTTATGATTTGATGGAGTTAGTGCGGGATACAATTACATCATTAACTATAGAGGGTTCTAAATTCTACGTAATAAACGAGGAGCAATATGATTACGCTGATGGGGTATGGTATTTTAGAATACGGGTTGCATTGCCTTTTATGAGGTTAAATAATGGGAACTGAACCGATTGCGTGGTATATAATAGTGAGTATAATAACGGCATTGGCATTTATAGCTTGGTGGCTATTTTCAAACAAAATAAGTGAACTTATGAAGGTGAATGAAAGCATAAAGGCATCTTATGACGCTATTAAAGAAGCATTGAATGAGATAAAGATGGAATTGAAATTATTCCACTACCAAATGACCGCTCAAGATAATAGAATTTCTTCAATTGAGGAAAATTTAGAAAAACACGAGAAAAGAATTAACAAATTAGAAAGTATTGATTTAATGAATAAAGGTGAGAAAATTGAATGATATTTGGGATTATATTCGCAGAAATTTAGTATGGATTGCTTTAATCATAGTTGGATTAATATTTATCCAGCCGACATTTGAGCTGTTACATAAATTAGCTTTAATAGCAGTATTGGAAGGTTTAGCATTGGGGTTGTCTGGTATTGCTTTATTTGTATTTACAAAGGTGAATTATGCCAGGAAATTAATTGATAATGATGAATTTCAATCAGAAGCAGAAAAATTAGCATACGCAATAATTACGGCGTGCATATTTATGGGCGTGCATATATTAGTTGGATTAACTTATTATATCTTGAGTCTTGAAGTACTTTAATATCATATTAATTTTTTTCTTATTAACTGCTAATTCAATTTCAGCGGTGAAATATTCATTGCCAATTGCAGAAGATAAGCAAATTGAAGTAATTCAATTAGCTAAAACACAAATTGGAATTAAAGAAGAGACAAATCAAGACAAAATCATAGAATATTTATGGTCAGTGGGAATTTACACTAAAGCGAGTTGGTGCAGTGCTTTTCAGTATTGGTTGCAGAAACAAATTTATTACCAGCCGTATTATCCACGAAGTGCTGTCGCCAACTCGATTTATGACAAAGCAGTGAAGACTGGCAAGAAAGTTCCATACAAAGCAGAAGTCGGAGACTACATAGTGTGGAAAACGCAAGGCAGTTGGACTGGACACGTGGGATTGGTAGTAAGTGTCAATGGACAGAATGTAGAGACAATTGAGGGCAACACGTCAAGCATATCAGTTAGGACGGGTGGTATGGTTGCAGAGAAAATGAGGCATATATACCATCCTATTGGTAAATTAAAAGTGCGAGGTTTAGTTGGAAGATTTAGAGGAATTTGACAAATATTTCCCCGCTTGCCAAAATTGTAGATGGTGGAAGTTAGCTAAATTTGGTTGGGGTGAATGCAAATCCAAAAGATTTAAACACAAAGAACCTTTGTATGTTAAATATGATTTTTTCTGCGAAGGATTTGAAAATAAACAAGGAATTAAATGAAATACGCATTGCCGATTTTGGGGATAATTGCTTTATTAATTGCAGGCTATTTACTTGGCACTCATTTCAATTACAAAGATATAACAGACAAAGTAATTGATAAAGAAGTCACTACACAAATTGACACAACTTACATACCAGTTGTAGATACTTTGTATATTCAAAAAGAACACGTCAAGACTTATTACTACAATTCAATTGACACTATATTTATTACACAAGAATTTGAGAAATCAATTGACACTACAATAGATGAGAGCACAATTCACGTGAGTTATTATTTTCCTCAAGATAGTTTTAAAATTAGATTTCAAACAGCGATAAAAGAAATAATGAGAACAGACACTGTTAAAAGTATAATTCAAATACCGCTTTACAAAGAAGACAAAGTGAAGTATTATTCAGTGGGTGTTGCAGGGTTCGGCGTTGGTTTATTAATAGGAGTGCTAATCAAATGAATGAAAGACGTCAAGCAATTGCCAATTTAATTAAGACTACAAAATTAGAAAATACAAAGATAGCGAGAGAATTAGTCAGTTCCAATCCGTTATTTGAGGGAGAAAGTGTAGAGAGTTTGCGTAAATATGTGGGTGAAGTTCGCAAAGAATTGTATGAATTGGCATTAAAAGAAGGTTTGGGAATTGATGCAGTAGCAATTCCAGAAAGTCGGTATGAAGAACCTGCTCAATACGAATTAACAGGCAAAATTGGGATTTTAAATGATATTCACATTCCTTTTCACGATAAAAGAGCACTTGAAACAGCAATTAATTACTTGATTAAGTATGAGCCAGATATACTGTATTTAAATGGTGATATAGGTGATTTTTACGCTGAATCTAAATTTATGAGAGACCCTAAATATAGGGATGCAATCATAGAGATTAGAGCAATTAAGCAATTCTTGGAATTTGTTAAGAGTAAATTCCAGACTATATACTATTACGAAGGTAATCACGAGAGGCGGTGGCAGAATTACTTGTGGCAACACGCACCTGAATTAGCCAGTTTAGAGAGTTTAAATTTAAGTTCGGTTATAGGAGCTGATGATTTAGGTATTGAGTTCATAACTAACGGCAGTTTGGTTCGGGCGGGAAAATTAAACATAATTCACGGTAATGAAATACAAGCGGGTGGGTTAATCAATGTTGCTCGTAACAAGTTAATTCGGGCATTTGACAATGTTATATTTGGGCATCACCACTTTAAAGATGAAAGGATTGAGCGGAGTTTGAGCGGGCAACCTATTGGAGCGTGGGGTGTCGGGTGCTTGTGTGGATTGAAACCTGAATACCGCAGAATAAATAACTGGGTTCACGGATTTGCTACGGTGGAAGTGTATAATG